GTTTGTAAATCATACAAACCCATAACATCACCAAAATCCTTTATGTGCGTATTGATTCGATGAGTTGTAGGTATTTCGTTAGTGTTAGATAAAACATCATCAGCTCGTTTAGAAAACGTACCAATCGAATCGGTCGATTTTATATTTACCGTATAAGGGAAAGGAGCATTTTCTATCTTAGAGAAAGACGGATTTACCCAACCGAACCACCATATGTTAGCCGAAGCTAATGAGTTTTTGTAGATTCGAACGTAGTAGTTTCTATCGCCTTTACTGAATATATCGTAAATTAACGCTTCGTCCGTATCGTTCTGAGCGAACATATTTAACACGCACTCAGAGTTTATAAATTGTCTATCTCTAGTTCCACCTTGACCAGACCACTTTACATTAAACCCTTCACCTTGAAGCGTCATATCCGTAGAAGAACCTGTGTAATCTTTTTTCCACAACTGAACGTACCAAGTCGTTCCAGCTTGTCCTTTTATAATCGTGTGCCTTAATTTTCCAAATGTAGCCATCTATTATCTTCTCGCTTTTCTTCTGTTAGCTCTATCGAACACTATCAATAAATCATCACCCGAAATTCTTACGTCTGGAATATACGAAACTCCACCCGTATCACCTAACATCGCTTGTAGTTTATCTAACGGAGCGATTACTTCTGGGTTACTTTTCGTTGTACCTCGACCCTCTCCGACTAGACCCATTGTAGCACCTGTTACAAGTCCACCTTGAGCGAATGCTGGGATAGGTGCGGCTGCGATAGCAGCTACTTGTAGCGCTCCTAAACCACCAACAATTGCCGACATAGGGATACCAGCAACAAACCCACCTTGAGCTAACGCTTTAGACATAGCTAAAGCTGTGTTCATTGTAGCTGATATAATATTTGCTGCTTTTTCGGCTATCGCTGCTTTTCTTAATATTTTAGACTTTTCTTTAGCTGTCTTTTTTTCTAAAGCGACCATAGCATCAGACTTTTGTTTCTCAGTCATAGTTGAGTTTTCAATTAAAGCAGCTTCTTTATTGTGCTTATTTTCTAAGGCTACCATTTGATTATCAATCATCTGACCGAATATATCCCCAACCATATTGATTGAATCACCCCAAGTATCAAAAAATCCAGTAATTGAATCAGCTCCTATTTGTAGGTTTTTTTCTAGGTCTGTAAGTTCTCTACCTCCTGAACCTCCTTCTGGAGGGTCGATAGGGTCTGCATTGAAGTCAATACCCCACTGTTCAGCGTAACTAGGAGGTATAGAGTTCATTAATCTAATTATTTCTTCATAGCTTTGAGCTAATTCATCTACAACTACACCTGTACCATTTAAAGCTTCGGCTTGAGCTTCTTCTATTATTCTTAGCTTATCTAAAGCGTGCCAATAAGTATTTGCCTCAGTAGTTATATTGCTATACTCTGAACTTAATTCACCTATTCTATTTAATACTTTTAAGTCAAAGCTAGACTCATACTCTTTATTTAATAAATCTAATTCTTCTTTTAATTCTTCTGCTTTCTTTTTTAAAGGCTCAAATGATTCTAATAATTCTTCCTTTATTAAGTCATTATTAGATTTTCCAGACCTATCTAATTCTTTATTTATCTCAGCTAGTCGTTCAGCAGCCGTTCTAGCTTTTATAGCTGTACTGTCCAATACATCGTTAGCTTTTTTATTGTTCTTAGCCGTTATTAGCCAATACGCAGCCACAGACGCTAATATAATAGCTAAAGCCCCTAAAGGATTTTTAGCCATAGCTAGAGTTAGTGCTTTAATTCCTTTCGAGGCTAAGACTAAACCTTTCCACATTGTTTTTAATGCCGTACTTACAAATCCAACTGCCGTAGTCAATAAAGCTAAAGATAACAATAACGGTCCTATTAAAGCAGCAAAGCCAGCAACTTTTAATATAGTCCTTTGAGTGCTTTTACTTAATTCTTTAAAAGCATTAGTCCATTCAGTTATTTTTGCTATAAGAGGGATTACAGCTTCATAAATCAAAGCCCCCATCTCTATCTTTAAACCTTCGATAGCTGAGTTCATTATGGCTACTTTAGCTTTAGCCCTAGAACCCATTGCTTCAGTCATCTCGTCTAACCGAGTTGTATTAGTTCGGTATTCCTCAGATAATTCAGCTACCTTTTTCTTATTCTTAGCTAAGATAAGTAGTTGACCACCTGAAGTAAGTCCAGCTATTTTCATAGCCTTCTCTAGCCCTAATTCGCCTTGAGTAGCTAAATCTAATACCTCAGAGAATTTAACACCCTCTTTATGTAATTTAGAGAATATCTTACGAAGTCCTGTACCAGCTTTAGAGGCTTTAATACCGTTATCCATAAGAACACCCATCATAGCAGATAGTTCTTCTATGTCTACTCCTACAGCGTTAGCTGAAGCTCCTGCGTGACCGAAAGCCGTAGCGAATGTACCAAGTTGAATAGATGAATTAGCAGCAGCAGAAGCTAGTGTATTAGCTATTGAAGCTGTATCTGAAGCGTTTTTACCGAAAGTCTTTATAGAAGCACCCACAACCTCAGCAGCAAGAGATAAATCTTCTCCTGTAGCTAAAGCTAAATTAAGTATAGATTGCTCCATTCCTTGAATAGCGCTTGGGTCAAAACCTTTACGACCAAGAACTAATTGAAGGTCAGCGACTTGTTGTGCTGTAAATTCAGTGGTAGAGCCTAATCGTTTCGCTTCGTCCGTAAGCATCTTAAACTCGCCTTGAGTGGCTTGAGTAACCACTTTAACCTTCATCATCCCGTCCTCAAAATTAGCGAACGCATCGAAAGCGGATTTACCTAAAGCGGTTAAAGGAGCTGTAATACCAAACGACATAAGCGAACCCATTCTAGCTGCACCCGAAGCAAATTTAGCTAACGATTTATTTGCTTTACCTAAACCTGATTCTAGCCCCTTTATATTGGCTGCTATAATTATCGAAAGACTCTTTACTGAACCCATTTGTTATATTTTATCAAAATTAGCTTTGTTATATTTCTTTAGAACAGATTCTATGTGTTCTTTAGAAGCTATATCTTTCTTTTTAGGCACTCTTAATGAATCCCAAGGGAGAGGTAGAACATCTTCAGCTTTCAATTTCTTTTTAGAGTGAGGCATTAAAGTAGTAACCATTAAGATTCTAGTTTGTTCCCAGCTTTCCCTAAGTTGTTCTTCTTTAATGGATTGAGCACCCTTCAGTTTGTTGTTAAAAGAACGAGGAGTTAGCCCATATAATTCATCATAAGCTAACTCCATTTGTCCTAATCCTATTTCTTCAAGTTTATCCCAATTTATATCACCATCTTTCGAATCTACTTCCTCTCCCTCAACTACTTTCCCTCGCTCTGAGGTTGGTCAAGTTGGAACGCTTCGAATATTTCGTTGACTTTAGAGAAATCCTCGTTGTCAATCCAGTTTTCAATGTCTACTATTTTATAAGCAAACTTATCTCCAGCTTTCTTAGCTCCGTGTTTCAACCCATAATAAGCGATTATACCTATGTGGTCTATTTCCGTACCTAAGAGGTTTAAATCTTTCAATTTCAAACCACACTTGTTACAAATGTCTTTCAAGCACAAGTAACTAAATCTTACTGGTCTAAATTGACCGCCTAATTCTACCTTATTCATAATCTCTCTCTTTTTTTAAAATTAATTGTTAATCTTCTCCTGTTGTAGCTTCTCCTGTTCCTGTGAATGACACCGAATAAGTAGCGTTTTCCTCAACTCCAGCATCCATAGATAATGAAGTTACATAAGCGTTACCTTGCCAATATCTCTCAGATGAACCGCCTGTTGCTCTTTCAGCAAATCGAACCGTTACTTCCGTTAAGTCTTTATAGTCGTTCCAGAACTCTTGAAAGTCTAAATCAGCATCAAAATCGACTAAAGCGTCTGTAGATAATTCGAACGATTTTAAACCACCTAATGATTGAGACCAACCTAAACTATCTTTTGTAGTTACATCTCTCAAATCAGCACTAAAGCTAATCGAAGCTGATGTACTATAAGCGATTGGTTCTTGTCCAGCATCTAAACCAGACGTGATTACGGTAACTGTTATTGCCCCTTCGTCTATCGTAGCTGTTCCGTCTGCGAAGCTCATAGTGTTAGTTAAATCTCCTGAGTAGGTATTTGCGAAGTCCATATATACATAATCACCATCTGTAATGGCTGCTCCTCCAGTGTAACCTGCCGCAGTTAATGCGGATTTAATCCTGATAATTAAAGTCCCACCTGTATTTGCTGAGGAGGGTGTTTCAATCTCAGCTACATTAGTCCCACTTGAATTGGCTGTATTAATTATTTTTACAGTTCCAGAAACGTTTAGTGGGGATGATTCTATTATACGAACCCTTGTTACTTGAGCCGTTGCTGAAGGAACAGTTTTATAAACCAATAAATCCGATGCGTTTTGAATTGCCATAATAAATGGATTTAAAAGTTAATACTATGCGTTTTGTTCTAATTCTCCAGAACCAGTTAAAGATATAGAGTAAGTAGCGTTCTCTTCTACTCCAGCGTCAACAGAAATTGAAGTAATTAAAGCGTTACCTGTATAAAGCATTCCTGATTTACCAAAACTTACTGCTATTTCTGTTCCAGTATTCCAAGAAACAAATAATTCTTCAATATCAGCCCCTGATGGTGAATCAATATCTACGAAAGCGTCACTACTCATTTCCCAAGATTTAAGACCACCTAATGATTGAGACCATCCAGCAGATGATTTATTAGTTGAATCCCTTAAATCCATACTCATAGATAGAGATGCCGAAGTTGAAAAAGCGATAGCTTGTAACGTACCACCACCAGTGGTTACACTAAGGATTATGTCTGTTGCGTTTTGAATTGCCATTGTATGTTAGTTTTTAATTATTAAACAGTTGAATATTACGTTTTTGTAGAATTTTTCAGCCGATTTAAAATATTCGTCATCGAGCGTTTCGAATCGGAACTTAGCCTTATATCCTATACCATCTTCGGTATAAGGTACTGTAATTAAATCTAAAGCTTCTACAGTTGCTTTAGCTTGATTATATGTCGTTATGTAGCTGTCTGCGAAACAAGCGATACGAATTGATACATCGCACGAGTTTAATGAGCTACCTTTACTTAAAAAATTACTTACATTCATTATTTCGAATGTGGTTGCTGGATATACTACACCTTGAGGTATAATGACAGGAAAAACCTTACGCATACCGTTAGCGATTCTAAAATCACTTGATTCGTTTAGTTTATTTATAATCTCTTTTCCTATCGCTTGAAACATATCTAAAATCCAGCTTTTTTAATCATTCTATCTAGCATCTTCATTACATCCCTTTCGGCTGTAGCTAGTATATCTGACCCTTTTTGGTCTACTACTTCTTTGTAAAAATCTGGTTGAGGGGACACCCTTCCTACCGATTTTCCACTCTTATGGAATCTTTCCTTAGTCCCAGCTATTAACATCGCAGGTAGATTTCTACCTTTTTTACCCTTTACCCAAGTTGGGTTGGTTTGTTTAAGTCTAGGTCCTACAAATATTGCAGGTTGTTTAGACTTTCTTGCTGTTACTAGTCCTATTGAGTCTGCTGTAGATTTACCACTAATTTTTGTTTTAGTAGATGCATCGTACCTTTGACCAGGAACTTTATTCTTAGTTCTGTATTTGTATTTACCCTTCAGAGCCTTTGCTGCCTTTTGTGCAGCGGGTCGTAACGCTTTGTTTATTAGCGACCTAGATTCTTTAGAGCTTTTACCGATTCTACTTAATGCTCGTTTAACCTTTTGCAATCCCTCTACTCTTATTTT